CATCTTCATACATGAATCTATTGTAAGGAATTTTTGAAACTGCTTTAAGTTTATCTGAGAAATATTTTAGGGATTCGGTGTCACTTAATTCTGGACCATCACCACCAAGAGTTTCAATTTCTGGTTGTTCTCCATCTTTACTAGGTAACCAATATTCTTTATTGAATTGTAACATTGGTTTACCGTTAGTTGTAAGGGATGCACTATCCCAATCGAAATCAACAACTTCTTTATAGTTATTCATTAACTGAGCAAGGGATTGTTTTGCTCTTGTTTTAGATTTACCACCGACTGGTATAATAAATTTCATTCTATAAGATGAATTTGTAACAGCCCAAATAACTCTGGTATGCTCCATGATTCTCATTAAGTTGAATGCTCTTACAAGTCTTTCAAGGTAAGAAACCCTTGATGCTGTAGTAATCGAAGAGTATGATATGTACACAATCTGTGAATCATACAATTTTCTTTGTTTAACTGGATCGTCTTTAAACTGAATCCAAACTTTTTTACCATCTTCATGGTTATATCCTGGAACCAATGTGATTGGGTCAATTTCTTTAAATCCAATAACTTCGGTCATTTCAGGATTATAAATAATCTCGAATGAAAGGTAACCGTCAATTAACCATTTTCTAAAGAAGTACCAGGCTGACTGGTCTAGGTTAAATCCAAAATATTGGTAAAGGTCTCTATATGCTTTATTAAGATATTTTTGAACATCTTCAGAAACTTCCATACCAATAATCTCTGGATTGGCTATAAAGTTTTTACTGTCGTATACTATCGACTCATCACAAAGTATATCTAAAATGTCTTCAATCTCATCGTGCTGTGCAAATGATCGTAGTTCATCTCTTTTACCACGATATGCTTGGTCAAAGAATGGAATATTTTTACGCATTGTCGTATCAGCCATCGAAAGGGCTGCAAACGCGCCATACATGTCATCGCTATCAAGCCCTGTTGGGTTCATTTGACCGTAACCGATTTCATCTTCTACTGGCCCAATTGCTTGAGATTGTCTAAGCACCAAGTCATCATAGTACATACCAAAAGAAGATAACTTCTTAAGGGTACTACTTAGGTTAAAAGGTCGCTTAGTCAATGGACCATTTCTTTGTACAAATCCTGCCATTATATTATTATATTAATTTAAGTTATATATTCTTTTTTAAATAGTCTTTAAACATTAATCGAACTTTCATTACGTTTGTGTTCTTAAAGTGGAAGAAGTCGCATAGTGCAATTTCTGGCCATTTTGAATAACTAACAACTGCCTGGTCCCTCTTTCTTGAAGGTATATATTGTCTCAGGGCAAAATCATATCCATGTTTTTCAAGGTATACCTTTATTCCATCATAAGTTATTCGGAGAGGTTTTTCTTTAAGTGCATCAGCCCCTTTTGAATTTTCATTTTCAGTATCTTTTTTATCAAACTTGATTCTCATTTTGGTAAATAGTTCATCTAATAACTTTTCTTTAAAAGGAACCGGTAATAGATTCAAATTAATTCCAAGGTCATTATTATCAACCCTTTCTATCGCCAATACAACTGGATTGCGGTCAAACCATGGAAGTTCATCTTTATATTTTGGGTCATATTTAAAAACATAAATCTTTCCGGGTTGAAAACGAGTTCGGGTTATTTTGGCCTCATTTGTAGTTTTAGATTTAACTCCATTTTCAAACCATTGCATGCATGCTATAGAAGCCTTTACTTTACCTCCATATTCTTTGCTCAATTCAGCTATTCTCTTCTTAATGTAACCCATTTTTAATAGTATCTTCGGTTAGGACAATAAATCGCCAACAACGACTTGCCGCATATTCTTTAGCAGCATTATATTTATCCATGTTTTTAATGTATTGCTCGGTAAGAAATTTGTAGGATGCCAAGCTTTTTTTAGTTGGATTTGCCGGAGGTTTTGGCTTTTGAATTTGTTCTTTTGGTTTTATCTCAGCAAGAAATTCCTCACTAGAGCCATCTTGTTTTAAGATTTTAAAGTAAAAGTCTGGGTGATATGTTCTCTGTTTATTTCCATGTCTTGACCAATATTTAATTTCAACTGGTTCGCTAGACCAACAAACAACTTTGTCATTAATATCACACCAAATCATAAACTTATATTCCCAAGAACTTCTATAAATAATAGGCGATGGTCCTATGTATTTTTCAGGGTTCTTGGGATTAAAATATCCTTGATTAAATCCGGATTTTTTGGTTGGTTTTAAATTCTTTATTGACATTAAATAGAATAGATCCCGCCACTATCATCATCACCAGATGTTCTGCTCATAGAAATGGTACCTTTGTATTTTTGTGGGTGAATTTTATTCCAACCTTTTGCATATCCTCGCTTTGCAATTTCTGTAAAGTATGCAAATGCATTTGGATATTCTGGGTTAAAACCTCTCCAGTATTTTAGGAGGTCTAACATTGCAAACTGGAGACAATCATCTCTATCGTCAGAATTTACATACGACATTCTATTGATTGCTCGTTCAGCTAATAGGATTAACATTTTTTCTGCAGTTGGTGTTAATTTATCCAATTCCTTGGATTCACTCATTGCATTGTGTAAGTCCTTATTGTTTAAATAGTTCTTAGTTTTAGCCATTTTAATTCTTTTAGTTTAATCTTATATAGTAGATTGTTGATTCTGTTTCAATTCCAGATTAGACACCAAAGGGGACGCTTGGCGACCCCTCTAGTTTAGATTATATGCTTTTATTTATATTCATTCTCATATTTAGACTTTAACTCGTTCCAAGCAGCTAGATATTTTGCTGGAATTGTATCAGGTTCATAATATCTAGCGTTAGATCTTTTTAAAGAACCTAACTTATAGTTTTCACCTGTATAGTACTCCATGAATTCTTGTCCTGCTTTTTTAGAACCACTATCTTTAACATAAATTCCATAACATATATAAGTATCTTTGTCTAAATGTCCTTCTATAATATCACAAGATGGATTATGAACTTTGTGAGAATTAAATTTATAATCAATAAATTTAATGGCTTCATCTAATTGAGCGATTTTGTCCTCCCATACTTTAATTTCTCCATTGATTAAAGACTCAGCCTCTTTGATAGACTCATCGCTTCTATCAGCGTTTGCTAATAAACCCTTTTGGTCTTTTAAGAAGGAAATCATTGATTCGTAAGTTTGAAGTTTTTCCTCTTTAATTGCAAGTTCAGCAGATTGCCCTTCAACCATTTCTTTTAAGAAAGAAAGTGCAGATTCTCCAGTTTCTTTAGTAACGTATTCAGCAGCTTCATTAGCATTTTTTGCTTTAAAGAATTTTGCAATTTTGTTTGCTTTGTTAAAACGTGCAACGTAAACATCCTCGTTTAATTTAAAAAGATTTACAGTTACTTCGTTTCCTTCAAATGTCGCAGCAAAATCAAGAGTTACAAAGTTCTCTAATAAGGTTGGAAGAGATTCAAATAATTCAGCAATTGGTTTTTCTCCATATCTAATATGACCGGCAGCCATTACGTGATTTGAGAATGAATTTCCAACAATTTCTGAATTGTTATGTTGGAAAACCCCTTCAGTTAAATTGTAAATAAATTTGCTTGGTCCGTGGAACCATCTTACTGAATCTTCTGTAAATTGAAAAGATTCAAATGCATTAATTGCATTAATTAGAGTTGAATTGTTAGTACCTTCAACTTCCTTAATTTCTGTTTCATTCATTTCGAATAATCTTCCGCTTACATAAAACTGAAAAGATTCGTCTAATTTAACAAATGGTGCTAGAATATTAGTTGTCATATTGTTTTATTTTTATTTTATTTATATATCATTAATTATTTACCTATTATCAAAATCGGTTTCATCGATAACTCGGTTGCTGGTTTCATTAGTTGTTTTATTGATTACATTGGTATCGATAGTAAACATTCGATTTCCTGCGAATTGTTCAGTAGAACGTCTGTTAATAAATAGACCTTGCGCATCTTTAGAACCTTGTCCATCGCCAGAACCGCCTTGTTGATTACCATAGCTTTGTTCATAACCCCAACTAAATGCTGGTATAAATGAATTGACTTCGATTGGAAACACTATTTTGTATTTTTCTTTGTCCTCGTATGTGAATTCAATTGGTCTTTCTTGAGTATACTCTTCTGGAAGGGCATAATACGACGAAATTCGATAATTTCCATCTTCTAAATGTCCAACTTCTACATTAAAATAGTTTGATTTGTACATTCTTTTAATGATTGCTTCAGTTATTTTAAAAGAATCAAGTGTTGAAGATACCAGTATTTCAATATCGAATGTCATAGTTACCGGAATCATATCAAATTCTGCAACATAAGACTCTACAATTCCCTCTTGGTTCATTTTAGTATAATTACCCATGGTTCTTTTATTAACCAATTTTGAAGAATCGATTGAAAGTCCACTAAGGTTTACAATTCCTCTCGGTACAGCATCATAATTTGCATCTGCATGGGCCTTATCAGGCGTACAGTTTGGACCAGAAGCCGTTGAAAATAGGAACTGGTCTCTCAAGAACTGGTCATCTCCAGTTATTGAGTAATAGAATGGAACATCTACGACTATTCTTTCACTACTAGATATTTGTCGATGAAAATACAATTTAGCATTCAAATCGGCTAAAAATCCAATAATGATGTGTCTAATTACACTATCGTCGGTGTTAAATTTTTGGTTATAGTTTGCCATTAAGTATATATCTTATTCTATTAGTTCGATATCAAACTTAGAGAATCCATTTTCTCTGAAAATTTGAATTTTTTTATCAAATATCTCATGAGGTAGCGGCGTATGGTTAATTACAAAACAATTTATTTTACTTTCTTTAATTACTCCACTCAAGATTTTTAGGATATTGTGGATCCCGTCCTGATCGACTGAACTTAACAACTCATCTAAGAAGAGTAGGTTTAATTGTGGAAATCTTAACTTTAAGATTTTGATAATTGCGATAATAATTATAAAGTCTGCTTTCTTTCGTTCACCTGTTGAAAGGGTCATTGGATTAATCTCCTCCCCTAAGTGATTGATAATACAATTGAATTTCTCATCAAATCGGAGGTGGAAGTGAAGGTGCATTGTCTGGGTCATAGCTGCAATGTTTGCATTCAATCCGGGCAATATAGTCTTGATTGCAAGATTTTTAACTCCATCCTCTCCAAGAACCTCTTCAACCATTTCTAAGAAATTGTAGTCAACTGTTTTAGTATCTTTTAGATTTCCCTTCTCCAATTCTTGCGTTTCAAAGTCCGATATAATTTGCTCCATGTGTGAGAAATCAGTAGAACCTTTAATTGCTGCTGAAATTGACAATAGCTCTTTCTTAAAGTTTGCAATGTTTGCATTAAGTGAAGATACTTTGTCGCGAACAGCGCTGTCCTTGTCTCTAAGATCGCTAATAGAATCCCTTACATTTGAAACTTCTTTTGAAACAACAGCAAGTCGACTTGGAATATCTTTTAGTTCGCTCTCAAGTTCATCCTTTCTAGAGTTATGAAATTCTCCAGTAAGTTCATGTTCGCATGTTGGGCATGTATTATTTTCGTACAATTCCAATTTCTTTTTAAGTTCTGTTATTTTAAACTTAAGTTCAGCTTCGGTTGATTGTTTTGTTTGAAGGTCCAAATTTAAACCCTTAATACTTGCACTGATTTTAGCTTGAGCCTCTTCCAACTTCTTTTTATTCTCATCATATTTAACAAGAGAGTCTTTAAGATGTTGAATTTTCTTTTTGTCCTTTTCTTGGCTTTCGGCCATTAATTGGTCTAATTTAGTTTGAACTGATTGTATGTTCTCATTTATTTGTACCAATTCTCTGGCAAATCCATCAATATCGCTTTTAAGGTTTCGTCTCTCCTCTTTAAGAGCATTTTGCATATCATTTAAGATAGAGAATCCAAACATTTTGTCGATAATTTGGCGCTTGTCGCTATTACTCATTGTTAAAAAAGACTTAAAGTCATTAACAGAAAGAATAATGATGTTTTTGAATACATGATATGGAATTCCGTAGATTTCCTCTTCAAGATATTCTTGTACTGAACGTTTTCCTGCCTTGTCAAATTCAATTCCATTTAGGAGTACTTTAAAAATTCCAGGAGCCAGACCTCTTTCAATAACAACAGTAATACTTTTACATTGTAAGGTTATTCGGACCCAAAGTTCTTTATTAATTCGATTTGGAAGGTCGGACATTTTAACACCTTCGACTTTACCGTAAAGCGCAAAAACTATCGCGTTAGCAATAGTTGTCTTGCCTTCACCATTTTTACCTAGTGTTAAAAATAGCTCAGATTTATCATCTTCGAATTTTATTGTTTGAACTTGATTACCATAGGATGCAAAGTTTTTTAGTTCAATACTTTGTATTTTCATATTTAATCCATTTGATTATTATATGCATAAAAATCGTGAAGTTTCTTTAAACGATCTTTGATTTGTGTTTTAACATCCTCAGCATGGGCAGTATTATCAACATAGATATTACAAAGATGCAGGATATTATAATTTTTATATAGGTCCTCGATTTGGTCCATGTCGTATGAATCCTCGTCTAAGAATGTGTCTTGCTCGTAGATATTGGGGTCAATTTTTCTACTTATTGTTTGTACTTTATTAATCAGTCGCGAAAGAGCCGATGTAGTTGCAATATTTGATGGAACATAAAGGTCTACAAAATTGTTTCTAATAGCATCTTTAAATTCTCCAAGAGGTGTATTATAAAGATTAGTTAGATTGAATTTAACAAACTTTGGTGATATTGTATTCTCAAAGAAAGTTTCCTGCATGTCTTCTAAATTAACAAGGTCAAATCCTTTGGTGTTATCCATATCAGAGCGTGTAAGTTCGTATGGAGTTCCAACCATTCGCAACTGGCCTCTTCTTTGTCTATAATGAATATGTCCTGAATAAACTGCAGTAAATCGATCATAGGTAGTTGAATCTGTGCCGTGGTGATTATCAACCTTCTTGTTTAATTTAATACCTCGAACTTCTGAGTGGCAAAATACAATTTCAGCATTTGGAAAAGCATCTAGTGTTTCTACTTCATGGTCTACATCTCGGCGCCATGGCATCAATAAGACTTCTCGTTCACCCCAGTTAAATGTTTGGGGTTCTTTGTAAATACTTACATTTGGAATCCATTTAAGGGCGTCAATAGAACTTACATCATTACTTTTCTTTGCCCAAATATCATGGTTTCCGCAAATTACATGAGTTGGTAAAATTTTACCAAGTCTTTCAAATAGGTCAATTGCATAATGTAGAACTCGAATGTTTACGCTTTGTCTATTATCGAAAGCATCTCCAACTTGAACCAATATATCTCCTTCTTCATAGTTTTCTAAAATGGTAGGAATAAATTGATTGTCATAGAAATCTTTTTGCATTTCTAACCATTCCAATGAACTCGATCGGACACCTAGGTGCATATCACCTAGAATCCAAATTCTTTTTACTGGCTTGTTTAAAGTTGCTTGCTCAATCATAGTTAGAATAATCTATTTATATGCTTTTTCTTTAGTACGTTTGTCTTCTTGTCTAATACTTCGATTAGCTCCTCTTTAAATTTGTTTCCTAGTGATTGGTAGAATTTTGTTGGATTTACATTAAAGTAATCGCACAATTCTGAAAATACTTCTATAATTGAATGGCTTGGTCGGAGTTCATCTGAAATAAATTCATAGATTTCGTTAATTTCATTCTTTTTTAATTTAACAGTTTCGTTAAATTCGTTGATGTTATTAAAGTGTTTAAATCGAGAAGATTCAATTAGCTCATGAATTTTTGTAACTATTATTTGTGTTTCAATTTTGTCCTCTTCGTCTCGATTGTCTAAATAACTTGGTGCGATTTCAAAAGAAAATGAACTGTCTAATTCAAATTCACTCTCTTCAAATGTGTTGTCGAATATTTTGTCTCTTTGTGTTCTCATTTTTATAAGTTGTGTATGTTCGAATTTGTAACGTCATCGGTTTCAGTAAGTCTCATGTATTGATAATTAATATCTAATCGGCATTTATCGCCCTTACCTTCACCATCTCTAATTTTTAGTACTTTAAGCCAATATTCAAATGATGCTCTCATAATATCGTCTTGAATAATTCCAAGCATCAAATCTGCAGTATGTGAAAGACCTGCGGATTCTGCAACGTCTCCCATTCCAATATCACTTGAATTATAGTTGTTTCGATTAATCTGTGTTGCGGTAACTATCAACCATCCATTTCTTACTCCCATTGCACGTAAATCTTCGGCAATTTGCTTGATTTTAAGATATGTGTTTTCAGAGTTTGGATTTCTATGGTTTGCTAAGATGTTAATGTAGTCAATAACAATAGCTCCTAGTTTTATTTTACGTTCCTCTTCAATTTGTTTTAAATATGCTTCAATATCATGTACAGTGGCTTGAGATGTTGGAAATTGTTTAACAAATAATTGTCCTGGTGGAGTTAAACCATCACCTACATTTTCAAGCTTTCTTTTCATCAAGTCTTTATTTTCGGCTTTGGCGTCATATTCGTTCATTGGTATTGTAAGTAGGTTTGCTCCAATTCTTTTAAGAACTTTATGAGCTGCCATCTCTGCTGAAACAAATGCAGTGTTAACACCCATTTTAACAAAATTAGAGGCGTCATTTGCTAAGAAAATAGACTTACCAATATTTTGTTCTCCAACATAAACTACTAATGAACCGTCTTTGTCATAACCTCCTGAAAGTAATCTGTCTAAAAAGTTATATCCAGTCGATACTTTAGAACCTGTCTTTTGATGGTGGTCTTCTGGATTAAAGAAATCTAATCCAATATCTGAGTTAAATACAATTGAATTTCGGTCATTGATTAAACTCTTAACTTTTGAGATGATTGAATCTGCATTCTCTGGAGTAACTTCAGTCGTTTTAATGTACTCAATCGTATCGATTAGGGTAGTATCGAATGTTCTCCATTTAATCCAGGCTTCAGCGGTAGAAACTAGCCATTCCTCATCATATTGAGTCAAGTCAGTTTTATAAATCAATTCAATAATACTATCATCTACTTTTCCTTTAAATTTAGGACTTTGAGATAGGATTTTCATTTGATCCGCTTTCGGGGTCTCATGGAATTTCTCATAGAACTTTGTTGCCAAAAAGTGCATCGTGTCTATTTCGTCTGAAGTATAAAAGCCTTTATGTATTTTCTCTAAGTACTTTGGTTTTGCCAAAGATAACTTAAAGAATATTTTTTCAAAATCTTGTCCGAATTTCATATATTTTTTTAGATTATAAGCGGTTTTGGGGTAAAGTTTCTTATTGGAACGGGTTAATTAAAATTTTGTATGCCTCTTTTCCCTCTTCAAAATTGGTTTGTTCAATTAAACCAAGTTGAACTGCTTGTTGTAAACCTCTCTCCGCATTTTCAATATTACCACATGCATGATATGTCATCAATGAGTGTTTTGTAAAATTGATACGAGGTCGGTCTGGTTTTTTCATAGTTTCGACAACATAAACATGGATAATATCAAAGGCATCTGGAAAACTTTCTAGTTGTTCATGGATGCCTAAAATATATTTAATGGGTAGTTTGTCTTCATCTAGTCGATTAAGATTCACTTCCATATTATTCCATGTGTAAGTCCTCGTTTAATAACTCTCCAATTTCATTATCAAGAGTTTCAGCCGAAGTGTTGTAGTTAAAAAGTGGTTTAATGTACTCATTGATTTGCTCAAGTACCTCTTTAGTGAAAACTTTTTCAGTAAAGAATTCTGCATTTGAAACAGTCTCATCTAAATGTTTACATATCCAACCTCTTGCAGTTGCTTTAGGAGTTTTAACTCCCTTCTCAATAGAACCTCTGGTAATTCCGCAGATATCCCATGTTGCATATTGTTCCAATCCAACATAAGGGTTCATACCTTTAGTAAAGTCTAAATGGAATTTAATTGGATGTGGTTTGGCAAATCGATTCTTGTCAGGTTTTGCAGTTACAACAATACCAACTTTTTCAGCTCCGTCTTTCAATTGAGCCTTATTTAACATGAGAACTATTGAAGCGGCATATTCAGGTCCAGTACCACCTCCGGCAACTTGTCGTGAAATAAAATCTTGCGTTTGGTAAGTGTGATTTGTAAATAAGAATGGAATTTTTAAATCAGCTAATGGAGTCATAATAATTCTAAAGATCGACTTTAAGATTTTAGAACGTGTCATATCCGCTTTCTCGCTTCCAGTCGCAGCATCTTCAATTTCTTTTGCAGTTGCAAGGTTACCGGCACTATCCAAAATAATCATAATCTTTGGAATCTCTCCGCCCTTTCTTTTAACCTCTTGCATTTTTTGAGTAATCGAAGTAATCGAAGTTCTAAACTCTTGTACTGTATTTACTGGTTGGTAGTTTACTTTAGTGGTATCAATACCAAATTTCAACATTTGGTCTTTGTCAACTGCAGCTTCTGAATCATAATAGATTACGTAATAACCCATGTTGATTGCCTCTCTAACTGAGTTCAAGGTCAAGAAGGTTTTACCGGTTCCTGATGGTCCAGCGATCGAGCAAGATCGGTTATTTGGCCATCCACCAAATAAACTTCCAGATAGGCATGCATTTAAGTGATAGTTTCCGGTATGAATCCATTCGGTAACTTCAGAGAAATCTGATTTGTCCATAACAGAACCTAATGGGTTTAATCCCGCAAGTTCTGAGTTTAAGTCGTCAAATGTAAATTTATTTTTTGCCATTTTTGTATTGTTTTGTTTCTTTTTTTCTGAGGTCTTCAAGTTCCTCTATTAGACCTTGAGTTTCGTTCTGTATTACTGCCATTTGTGTCATAAGAGCCTCAAGTCGAGTGTTGATTCTTTTATAATGATTGACATATTCTTTTTGGTCTGGGGTTAAGTCATCGATATTTATGTCCATGTTTAAAATAATGAGGTTGAATAAATTAAGTTTCTATTTAATGTGTGTAAACCAACTGCGGTTAATACTCGGTTCAATGGGTCTATAACACTCTTTTCAAATTGCATTTCATAGTCAACTTGTGGCGCAATTTCATAAGGATGAGCGCCTGGTTGGTATGCAAATATCTCGCAAGTTCCGTGCTTACAGTGGTACAATTTTAACTTTTCTCCATTACCAATCATCTTGTACTTGTTCTTGAACTTTGGATTTTGATTCATTAAGAAGTTATAAAACCCAGCAGCTTTTACGTTTGGTGGACATTTTAAACCATATTGAAATTCTATAGTATCATCTACAATATATTTTTCAAGATTGTTAGTTCTTTTATTGAAACAAATTTCATCAACACTTGCTAATTGAAATTCTTTTTTACATTGTTTCAAATAATCTACAAGTCTTTTCAATAGAGAAGCAGTAGGTTTTTCTGAAAGAATCAGTTTAAGAATCTCAGTTAATTGCTTTCTTGCAAGGGCTGGAGTTGAACTTTGAATTGTATCGAACCCGATAGTTTTTACCTTCTTAAGTGAAGGATAACGTTCTTCAATTCCAATCTTATCTTCCCAAGCAATATTCTGCAGGTATTTTTTCTTAGCTAACCAAATTCCAGAGTATGCAATAGTCTCTAATTCAAACACAAGGAAGTTTTCAGTATTTGTGGCTTCCGCGTATTTCTCCATACATTTAAAGATATAATCTTTAAGTCTGAAGTTGTACAATTTCATAATGAATTGGTCAATCGTTAACTTGTCTCCAAGCCATTCAATAGATTCATACATCTCTTCGAATTGCACGTAACAAGAATCTGTATCGATATAAACTACCGATGGTCGAACCAATTTGCTCTTAACTTGAATGTTAAAAAATTCATGAACTGCACGGTCTTTGGTCCAAAACTCTTGAAAATATTTGTTTAGAATCTTTTCAGAATATAGAATCGCAGATTGACCCTGTAAGGTAATCGATTCTGCGATGTCTATATTAAAAAAGTGAAACCATTTGTTTCCAAAGGCGCCATAAATAGAGTTAAGCATTACTTTTACTGCTTGCTCATAGGCACCAAACTTTGCTGACAACATAGAATAATGCTCAACCAAGATTTTAATTTCATCCTGTGATAACTCACTCTCTGGTTTTAGTATTAATTCGTCGATTGTCATAAATTATTCAGCAGTTTGGCAAGTAGCGATAGTTAGTAATGTTTCTGAATCTTTTGAGCGTAACACTACTCGGTTATCCATAACATTTGCTGAATAATCTTCTTTGTCTAATAGGTTTAAATATTTTTTGAAAAGAGTTACATTTCCAGGATTGTTACCTTGGAATGAGTCTGTAACCAGGTAGTTGTAAGTTTTACCTTTCATTCTTACACCTTCTGTGTTAGTTGCGATAGTGAAAGTTTCTTCTTTGTCCAATCCAAAAAGAGAACGAACTTTTGAAGTTGCAGTATAGTCCATGTCAAATACATAGTTTGCTGTGTCAATATTGAAAATTCCAGCAATTTGAGCATCGGTAAGGTCTTTGTAACCTAATGAAGGCTCGGAACATGCAAGTTTAATTTCTAATTCGTTATTGAAAATACGGAATTCAGTTGCTACGAAATCCTCGTCATTTTCTACAAATTCAATTTCAGCTTGGATGTTTCCAAATTCAAATTGTTTAAATGCGTCAGTTAAACGACCCGCATCAAAGAATGCAATTTTTAATTCTTTTGATGTGTTAATAGCGCCATCTTCCAATTGGAATACTTGTGCAACTGGAACTCTGTGATGTTTAACAGCATCTCTTTGTGGAAGATAGGCGGATGCCTGTACCACTTCATCCTTGATTTTAAAGTAGATAAAGGTATCAATAACCTTAAGTCTATTCACAAAACCGATGAAATTGTTTTGGTCTACTTTGTCAATTTTAATTTTCATATTTATTGTTTAAATTATTTTAGTATTATAGACAAAAACAGGGTTTTGTTTCACATAAAAAAACCTGCCATTACTGACAGGTTGAAACTCTTATGAGTTGGTCCTCCGATTCTATCCTGAGGAGTGGTTAATTATTAATCAACGTCTTCCGCTTCAATATCAAAAGTTCCATATTTAGAACTACCTATAGTGTACATAGGTTTTCCATTACCAGTATGATAGAGATTTTCAATTCTAGCTTTGTCATCTTTAAATTTAACATAATCACCTATATTGTGCTTATGTTTTTTTGATTCGTTCATAGTTTCTTCGTACCAATCTCCAAATTCTGAAATAACGTCGTATAAATCTTCTACTTTTTTAATTTTCTGATAGTAAGAACTGTCCGCTGCACTGTGTATTTCAACATCTCCATTTTTATAAACAAAAATATTAGCGTCATGTTCTTCGCTGTAGAACTCAACATAGTCGTTCTTTTGTTCTTGGAATTCATGTCCTCGTTTTTCTAAATAATCTTTAGCACTATTTAGATCGATAGCTTCATTAATGAAGTCTTCGTAAAGTTTAATGTGTTTCATTGTTGTATTTATTTTTTAATATTGTCTAAAAGCATCCAAAAGCTTGATGAATCAGATACTAAAGAATTTCTTACTGACCCAGCGCTTAAATTTACTGTATATGTCGCTGTGTCTGTTTTAACTGTAAACTCAATATCAGTGGCTCTTGGCTGTAATACAGAAACTATGTTCATTTCTTTAGTATTTTTTAATTGGTTTACTAAATTAGAAATACCTTGCATTGCAGTTGGATTACTCTGGATATCGTCATTGTTGTTATTTGCTAATGGAATTCCTAACATACCACCTCTAGGTGTTTTTTTAAATCTAAAAGAATTCTTAAGAATTTGTTTGATTGTATTGGCATTTGTTACCTCTGCCTCGTTAAGAATAGACTCTTTTAAGTCTCCATCTCTTAACATTGCAGATATATCTCTAAAATAAGCCATTTCTTCTGGTGTTAACTTAGATTTGATATAATTACCAATTGTTGTTAACTGTCGTTTTCTAGCATTGGCTGCTCTATCAGTGTATGGAGGTAAATCATTGTACATTTTTTCTAATCTAGTGTCACCTTCAAATTTCTTAATAATGGGAGCAATGGTTTCTTTTCTTTGATTTTTCATTGCCATTTTGGCTTTCTTTTCAGCTTTACTTGCTAAATAGTCTGCTGTATCACCGAATACTCTACTTACGGCAGGAGCTCCTTGTACTAAGGCCCAAAGACCCATTAATCCAACTGCAACTCCCATTGCAACATCTACAACCATTCCCATGTCTTCATTTACACTTTCATTTGCTCTACACCATTCAATTGCATCCTTTGTAGTTTTTAACTCTTCAGAATAACCGTTTAAATCGTAAACTCCAAGAATAGTTTTACCATCATCATTCAAATAGAATGAGTACGCATCCATTTCTCCTTCATGTCTATGTGCAACAGATTCTAGTCCATTTTCAAATTGAACAACATGCGGAAATTCTTCCATTCCATCAAATCCCCAAGTTAATGATTTTTTATTTTTAGCTTTAGATAGTTCATTGTAAAGTTTTACTAAAATCGCTGGTTTTGCACCAGAAACTTCATTAACTAACTCGCCTTCCACTACTTGCGGCATACCATTATAATATGCTGCATAAGTATTTCCTTTTTCGAAATATTTAGATAATTTATATGATCCGTTTTTAGCTCCTACAACATAAACTGTTTCGCCTCTTTCACTTTTTCTTGCAGCATCTCTTTTTATGTTTTCTAGGTCATTTGCTCGAACATTACCAGAACCGGCCAAAGGACCGAATTCATTTACAAATTGTTCAAATAATTTTATGTGTTTCATACCTTTCTTTTATTTTATTTATATATCCTTTTTTGAAATCTGTTTATATTTTGATTAATGATAACGCCAGATTTAATATCTACGCAATTGCTAATAACTGGATTATCTTCCCATTTTTGAGGTTCTATTATAGTGCTTAAGTATGGAACCAACGCTGCAGAAATTTCTCTAGATGCAGCATTCCATAAGTACGTTGGAGTATGATCGACCGAGTAGTATTGAATCCCTCTTCTTAATTTGATAATTGGATTTTCAAATGTTGTAGGTTCGGCAAAAAAGAATCCCATTCCTTTGTCACAACTAATATCGATGATTGCGCAATTTCTACGTAATTGGTCTAATTGGTCTAAATCTTTAATAAACATTAACGGATTATTTACGTCCTGTAGGACTCCATTAAATATAATATTGGCAGAATAAAGGTCTTCCCAAAAATTATCATCATTAAAGTTCTTGTACCAAACATCTGGATTTTTGTCTGCTACCAAGTGTGTAGGTCTTTGTGTATAAACTGTAATGTTGTTAAAACCTCTACCCTGTAGAGCATATATTGCTCCTCTACTCACAGAACCATATCCAAAAATAACAACTTTCTTGCGTTCACCGTAGTGTCCATCAAGACCTGCTAATTGTAGGTAATGAATAACTCCAGCATAACCGGCTAATTCATTGTTTCGATAAAATGTATGTAACTTTTGGTTTTTAGAAACATGGTTCATCTCTTCCCATGCAAGTAGTGTTAACCCTTTTTTGATTGCAATATCGGTAATGTCTCGTTGTTGAACTGCATGGGTCCAACCACATAGGGTTGTACCATCTTGCATTTGTTTTAGGTCTTCGGCAACGGGCTTTGGTAATATAATTATGTTGCACTCCTTAAAAAGATTCTCACGGCTGGCAAAATTACAGCCCATTTGTGCAAGTTGATTGTCTGAATATCCGTAATCTTCACCATATCCCTCTTCAAATAAGAGTTCTTTGATAACGTCGCCGGATAATCTTTCGATATGGGCTGGGTGAATTGGAATACGTTTTTCGTTTTCCTTTAGCGATGTTTTAAATACTCCTGTTTTCATGTTAATTAGTCTAAATTAAAAAAATATCGATATCCGTCTTTTGTCTTTGGATCCGTCAATATTTTATAGTCCATTGGCCACTGAGAGGACTCAATTTCTTTTTTAAATTTTGGATAGTAATTCTGATGTCCAGGAACTACGTATTTTAAGTAAATATCCTCTAAGAATTCGTCATTTAGAGGTTCTCCATAAAAATCTTCATACATTGCCTTGTAAACTTCGCACATTTTAACGCTTCCAAGTCCAGTTGCAGATGATGTTTCCATAATCCACATTTTACCTTTCTTATCTACAACAATATCTAGCGCCCATAAGTCTAGGTCTAGGAATGTTTTAACGTCTTTGCAAATTGATTGTACATTTTCAATAAATTTAGGGTCAACTTTCTTTCTGTCTTGATAAACATAAGTAAAACTTATTTTTTCATCAGAAGTTTTTGTTTTAATCGAACGGTCATCTTCGATTGTAGGAACTCTTTCATTGATAACAAAAATCTTGTCTCTACAGAACATTACTCTATATTCTCTTGCAAAATCTATGAATTGACAAAAGATATCGAATTTTTCTTTGCTCTCTTCAAGCTCTTTTGCAGTGTCGAACTTTTGAATACCAAGTCCACTATGTCCGTCTTTTATCTTTGCAATAACTGGGAAACCAACATCGCCATTAACTGCCTCCTCTTTTGTAAAAACTGTTTTTGGAAGCCAATCAAATTTTGCGGCTGCTTTTGCAAATTTTACCTTGTCGCCAGAGATTGGAAGCAATTCTCTTTTATTGTAGAGATTATCATTATTTACGTTTTTATTCTTTAAGAATGCAACTGCTTCAGGGTGTGATGGTCCTCCAAACCCTCCATAATAAAGTATTGGCACATCAGAAGGTACAGAAACTTTGTCATCTTCAAAATCTTCTTTAGTTGCGTAGTTCAAGAATAGATTACCTTTAGCGGCAATATTGTATTTCTTTTCGCGACCATTAACATCTCCTGAAGTTGCATGAATATCATGGGTTTTCATAATCCATGCAACTTTTTTGGCATATTTGTTTTTAAGATTTTCTTCGTACACGAATTCTTCGAAAAGCTTGATTGGAATCATATAATTTCATTATTTTTATTATATATCCCTGGCTTTTAAACATAAAAAAGCAGGGAGTAGCGAATTCCCTGCTTGACACCTCCGTGAACTAGTCCCGGTCCTAAAATGCAATCATGTTTCAGATTGCCGGTTTCTTATGCTTCACAGCTTGAGCATTCTAAAATGTCTCTTGCAAAAGACTGGGCTGAACTTTGACTAAATTGATAGTATAATGTTTTAACCCCTTCCTCATGAGCGTAAAGGTATAGTGTATTAATATCCTTAGCCGAAACTGATGGATGTATCATTAAATTTAGTGACTGTGATTGGTCAATAAAATGTTGTCTTTGAGCTGCTTGTAGTACTATTTCTTTTGGAGATATTTCAACAAAAGATTTAAAAACCTCTTTAGTTGGAAAGTCTAAATGTTGTACACTTCCATCTCTCTTTAAAATTCCTTCCCAAACGTCTGGCGTATTTAAACCGTATTTTTCAAGTTCTTGAATTAAGAAAGGATTTTTGTAAATTGTTTTTGACTTGGCCAAATCCTTAATAAAATAATTAGATTTGATTGGTTCAATTCCCATACTTACCTGTCCTAGGATAAATGAACTACTTTTGGTTGGAGCAATTGCAACTAGGGTAGTGTTAGCATATCCTGGTCTGATTGAACGGTAACCTTTCTCATCATGTAACCATCTTGAAGCCTCTTCGCTCTTTTCCTTAAGAGTTGAAAAGATTTCGTGATTTAATTGTTTTGCTTGAAGAGAATCAAATGTGATTAATTTAGCCTGAAATAGTGAATGGTAACCCAATACTCCAAGACCTAGTGCTCTGTGGTCATTTGCAAATCTCCATGCTCTTTTCATTCCAGGCATGTTATAAGACTTGTTAACGAACTCGTCCATAACTGCATTTAAGAACATTGTATAAACTTCAATTGCATCAGTTTTCTTAATTTCGTCCCAATGTAATAAATTGATAGAACCTAAACAACAAACAAATGAATTAAAACTATCTGTTGGTAATTGAATTTCGCTACATAAGTTACTTGCAGTGATTTCTAAACCTAATTCCTTATATGGTGAATTGTTGTTGGTATTATCTTTAAACATAATGTAAGGAAAACCAAACTCATTACGTCTTTGAATTATTTTAGCCCAAATTTTACGTTTGTCTGCGTCTCCTGCCTTCATATCAGCAATCCAAGCGTCTGTAACTGTAACTCCATATTGTAAATTTTGAATTGGATTTCCTTCAGTTCCAATATCTAAAAATTCTAAAATGTCATTGTGTTCAACTGGTAACCAAACTGCACATGCTCCTCTTCTGGCCTCTGATTGTTTACATACATCAACTGTTGTATCGTATAATCTGGCATAATGTACTGGACCATCTGCAGTTCCACCTGTCGAAATTTTAGTACCTCTTGCCCGGATGTTTCCTAAAAATGCCGAAGTTCCTCCTCCGTATTTTGACATCATTCCAATTTCTCTACTACCATTTAAGATACTATCTAAAGTATCATCTACGTTACTTCCATAACAACTAACTGGAAGACCTTTGTCTTTTCCATAATTAATCCAAACTGGAGTTGATAAACTATAAAAACCTCTAGTCATATAGTCTTCGAATTTCTTTGCAAACCCTTCGATTTTTAATTGTCTCTCCGCGGTGTTTGCCACATCTTTAATTCGCTGCTCTGGAGATTCTGTAATATAACCTCTAGATAAAAATGTTCTACTGTCTTCGTTAAGCCAGTAATTCTTTTCATATTCCATTCTGTATTCTTTGTTTTTAAAATTTAAAATAAGTCGTCTTCGGTAATTGCCTTAGACTTTTTGTTGTAGTCAATTGATTTTTTGTAGAAGAAATCACCTTCTTTAGTTGAAAGAATCTCAACATCAAACCATAGAGATTTTTCAATTTCTGTAAAATCAACATCAAATACAGGTTTCATCCCAATTCGTTGTAGAGAATTATTAAAACGATTTTGAATAAATTGTTTGATAGTTTCTTTTGATAGGAAATCAAGTTCACCCTTTTCAAAAATCCAATCAAGAATTTTAACCTCTGCTAAGTATGCTTTTTTACAAGCAGAATCTATAAGATGCTCAAATTCCTCATCGAACCAGTCTGGGTTCTCTTTTTTAATAATGTTAATCAATTCAGATCCGAAGTTTCCATGGATTTCCTCCTCTTTACTCGTCGCCTCAACCACATTTGAAATACCCTTAAATAGGTTTTTCTCTTTATTGAAAGACATCATAATGAAAAATTGACTAAATAAACTAACATGTTCAATAAACAATGAAAATAATAATACGGACTTCGTATACATTTTATTGTCCTTACTTCTTGTACCATCCAAATACTTCGTCAAGTATGCAATTCTATCTTTAATTGCTGGAATCTCTACTACATGTTGGAATTCATCTTCTAATCCTAGGATTCTTAATAATTGTGCATAAGCGTCTTTGTGTCTCACTTCACTTTCAGCAAATGTCATACCAACATCTCCAATTTCAGTGATTGGCATTCTTTTGTAAAGGTCTGCCCAAAAAGTTTTAACATTAACCTCGATTTGTGCGATTGCTAGCATCGCTCTTTTAATTACTTCACGTTCTGAGTCAGTTACTTTAGTCATAAAGTCATCAATATCAGTTGTGAAGTTAAATTCAGTGTGAATCCAATACGAGTGTCGGATTGCGTCTTTGTATGCTAATAGCGAAGGATATTCGTAGGGTAAAATATTTACTCTTTTTTCGAAGATATTGCTCATTGGTGATTATTTTTTTAGAAATTTATATATACGTTTTATTGGAGCAGTTTTTTCAACCGGTCAGCTTTTGTGAAATATTCATAAGAAGTTTTTTTATAATCTTTACGTTGTGCATAAAGGTCACTTAATATCTTTCTTAGAATTGAATCCTCAGTTTTATAAACTACACCATTATCACAAACAATAACCTCTTTGTCTTTACGTCTCTCTTCAATTTCACTTTTATAAATCTTTTCGATGTATGCATCTGGAGATATATTAAACTGTCTCATGATAGAAGGGTATAGTGACGCAAAGTCGAATGCACTTACACCTTCATAAAATCCAAGTATTGGTTCTTTTACAAATGCTCCGGCATATTGACCATCTTTTTGGCCATCTACTTTCTCTTCACTTCCAATTCTCATTCCTTGCTCAGCAAGTTTTCTTGCCATAATTGCTTCAGTAACTGCCACTGGAGAACTTGCCTTGTATAAAGGCATATTTGTTATATTCGCAAGTGTTAGGAGTACTTCCATACATTTCAACTTCTGGTCAATGTAGTATACAAGCACTGAATCGACAACATTGTAATATATGTACTTGACAAAATTATCGCGGTATAAGTCCTGAAGTGAACCGGTGAACTTGATTTTATTAACCTTTAAAACTTGACTAGAAACATAATCCAAAGAGTTGGATTCCTTAACTTTTACAGTTCGGTCATATTTGTCATACAATTGCATGTAGTCAAGAATTCCAATATGAAGAGGTCGACCGTCGGTATGGTCAATTGAACCGGTCATACCGATTTCTTTAATATCAATTTGAAGTCTCTTACATCGATTAACAATATATTGCCAGTCATAGTTGATAAAATTCCATCCGGTCATCATTGGAAACTTAGGTAAGAATTTCATTAAGAATGTGTACACCATGTCATATTCTGACTTGAACTTATGGTACTTGAATTCCCAGTCCATATCAAAGTCTTTGAAATACTCATTAGTATCATCTTGGATTTTTTGGATTTTATCTGGAGCCATATCTTCCAAACCTAAGACGATTGCTTTACGGTCTGGAGTGATTATTGAGAATGAAAGAATTCTACTTTTGGCTTCTTCGGCTTTTGGAAAGCCATCAACAATTTCAGTTTCAATATCGACAAAATAGGTTTTTGGCATATTATATGCTGTCAAATCCTTTTTGTCTTTCTCTGAAAGATTATCTAAAAAATAAAGAATGGAAAACTTATTGAATTGTTTTCCATATCCTAGTTTAACAGGACGACCATCCCAGTTTTTATAATCTGGGCTAGCCGCTTTGTCTTTGTCATCACAAACATACCAATTTTGGAATTTATCCACTGGGTATTGTTTGAATGCTACTTCACCTTTGTCATTGTAGTATGAAATGATTACATCTTTTTCACGCTGTTCGATGTCTAAAATCATTAATATCCTCTTTTTTGACGGTTAACATTTTCTTCTGCTTTCGCAAAGTAATAATTGTAAGCTGTTTTTGCATCTAATCCGATTGAAGACGCATAATTTATAAAGAAGTGTAATATGTCTACCCATTCCATATAAAGTTCTTTTTTATCCTCTTCAGATAGGTCGCTGATTTTCATGGTTTCATACTTTGAAAAGTCTTTTTTCCAGTATTTCCAAACTGCATTTCCACTACCATCTTTAATACCTCCAAGAGCATCAGTCATCTCATGAATTTCATCAACTACGGCATGAGTATTAACATGCCAGAAGTTCATAATTTCTCTAATTGACATGTTTTCAAAATTAAAACCATAAGTTTGCTCCTGCATTTTCTTTTGGTTTTCCATAATATCCGCCAAGTGGGTGGTCGAATCTGAATAGAAGTCTTTAACTTCCAGGTCTTTACATTGATTGTCTATATTTGCCATAAGTTTTTTTTATATAATAGTTTTATAGGTAATTTTGAACTTGTTTAAAATAAACATGAACTTTTAAATGTTGGTTCATCTACTTCACATGATTCGCCAATTTGTTCTTTAGAAATTGGAGCATTCGCACGGTTTAAGGCCATTTTTTTACTGTCTCTCAATCGTAAAAATACACCGAACTGACAACAACTAATTTCTGTACCAAATGTTGTAAACCTTCCGGTCTCTGTAATGGTTTCTAAATAATCGAGGTTCTCTCCAGTAAAATCAAAAAATTCATGTTGAGTGTCCCTGATTTGTCTGATAACCTTGGCTCCTACATCAGAAGAAATTGAAAAACCTAAGTCTTCATAGAACCAGTTAATTGTGGTCATCGCTCCAACACCGGGTGCAACAAAGTCATCATCTTCGTCAAGATTTCCAAAAGGAGAATTAGGTCGCAATAGAGCCGGAGTACCGATTTCAGGCATTCGGGCAAGGTTGGTGCTAAAATGATACCCATAATAGTTTCCAATTCCTCGATGCGACGTTAAGAATTCAAACGACTCTTCCATTGTCGGTTTCTTTGTATAGAATTCGACAAAACGCGGACCTAGCAGGGTAAACCAAAAGAACATATCACTAGTTCGACTCTGTCTGGTTGGGTCCGGTTCGGCACCAATTAATACATCATAAGGAGTTTTACGTTCTCTAGCATAATTTCTAGATTCAGTCTGAAGACTTGTTCGTAATTCAGTTGTACCATAAATCTTTTCTCCACGTCTTTTTGCATTTTCCATATTAACCATGCATTGTAGAACGTACTTCTCGTCATTAACCAATTTTTCATATTTAACAAAAGGATAACCAGTATCTTGAGTTAATAGGTTAATTGTATTTGACGGTCCATAGAATTTTACAATTGCGGCATTAATTAATCGGTCCTCAAATGTACAATCTGGATTGTAGAACACATTTTCATTTAACCAAATAATCTCGTCGTGAAAAGAACGGTTTGGGTGGAAGTATGGAACTGAACGTCCCTCTACAATAAATCCATGTCCAAAAATATCTTCTTTTCCAGTACCTTCGCGATGCCTAAATGTATCAAATGTACATGTTTTTGCAAAACGAACCTCATATTCTCGACGATTCATTTCATGAACAAAATCTCGAATGAGTTGCCTTTTTTCTGTTGGTATTAAATCCAACAGTGCTTGAGAATCCATCTCAAGCAGTTGTTTATTTGAAGTCATTTTAATTTTTATTTTTTAAAGAAGCAGTCATGTGCTATTAAATTGTCGGTAAATATAACTAATGGAACTATTTTAGAATGTGGGTAAATTTCTAATAGTCTTTCCATCACCTGATACATTTCAACTCTATGCTTTCCAGCATGTAATTCAATAAATAAATATTTAGGCTGATATTCTATTAAAGTATCGATTAAGGTATACTCAGCAGATTCAATATCCATTTTGATAATATCTGGTTTGTATTTCTTAAGTAACTTTTTTAGGTGTATATTTTCAACATAGTCATATTCGCTAAACTTCATTTTGCTCTCAATTGAAGTTGAACAATGCGCATTTTGGCTTGAAGATTTGAATATTTTTAGGGTCTTATCAGGTAGTCCAGAAACGGCAGCATAAACCAAATCTACATAATCATCATTTTTATATGTTGATTGTAATTTTTCAAAGTTTCGGGCGTCACATTCAACCGTACAAACTTTACTTGCTCCGGCGTCTAACGCAATTTGAGTAAAGGCTCCAATATTGGCTCCAAGGTCTAGACAAACCATTCCCTTGTAGTCAACCTCAGGAATTAAATAATTAGTAATGCTTTCGCCGATCATACTATCGTCAACGCCTTCAGATGCTCCTAGTATCTTAACATATTTCTTTTTAAGTCTTGTCTTTTCCAATTTTGAAATTGGAAGCTCAGGAAGTTTAACTCTGCTCATTTTATTTTTGTACTAATTTTGATACAATGTTAACCAATTCTACATCTGGACAGTTTTCCTGAATGATTTGGTACTGGATTGGGTCATCTTCAAAAAAACGTGAAACAATAACACCTTCATTTTTTAAACGATTAATTGTATGTGCCTTATGATGCCCAGAATGTCTTCTTGCGGCAACTGTATGGTTTCCTCTTTCAGCTAGAGTCATTGGATTAAAATAGACTTTGCATTTAATTCCTCTCTCTTTAAGGATTGCTTTGATTTCGTCTTTTTCGTCAATACATCTTCCGGTAATAACAAAATCAGTGGTGGCTCTTGGAGTTATTCCAATTGAAATTACTCCGTCAAAATCATATCCGTAGATATCGATTGGTTTTTTGGTTTTAAAAATGTTTAACATGCTTAAAGTTTTGATAAAAAAAGGGAGAGCTATTCTCTCCCTTTTGGGTTAATTGAATTGTTAGGCTTTTTTAGCAGCTAACTGTTTTCTTGTAGAATCTGTTAAGCGTCTTGCAGCTAATTCAGTACACTCATGAACAGCATCAGCAAACATCATTTGGTCTGGTGGAGTTTTTTGAGTGAACGCTGAAGGACCTCTTAAAGCTCCTACAACTCCTAATTCTCTTGCAACTCTTACATAACGAATTGCATCAATTACTACTCCAGCTGAGTTTGGAGAGTCTTGTACACTTAATTGAGCATCGAAAAGAACTGGTGCTCCACCGAATCCTGTAAGTTCTAAGCGGAAGTTAGCAACTTTATTATCGCCGTAGAATGCGATATACTCAGAAGGACCGGCATGTAGGAATGAATCTTCAGTTGAAATTCCACGAATTTCGTTTTGTGCACGGATAACGTTTTCTTTAGAAATCTTTTTAGAAGCAAGACGAGATTTATCTTCCATATTTAAGAAGTCCGTGTTACCTCCAACATTTCTTTGGATGTGGGCTTTTACATGATGTCCTCTTTCAAAGGCAAGTTCTTGTAACATTTGAGAAAGAATACTTGCTCCAAATTGAGAACGCATATCATCTCCGATAATTGGAATACCAGCGTCGATAAATCTTTGCTCCCATGCAGGGTCAGATGCAATAAATACTGGAATACAATTTACTAGAGAGATTCCTGTTTCAAGACAAATTTCAGCCCAGAATTCAGTTGTTTTTTGAGAACCTACTGGTAAGTAGTTAATCAATACTTCGACACCATGCTCTTTTAATTGAGAGATGATTTTGTCTTTCCATTCGCGTGATTTTTTAGGAGTCCAATCAGTACGATTCATGTCTGTAGAATTTCTTAATTTTTCGTCAACTAAGAAACGGTTTTGTTCTGGATAGTTATCCATAAGGGCTGCATAACCATCAATTACTGGAGCCTCGTAAACTGGCGCTTCAGAATGAATAACATCAACGATGTCCCACGCAGAGTTTGGTCTTTGTTTAAGTGCATATCCTAATGTTTGATTAACTTTACGTTCATCAATTTCGAATCCACAAACAAATTCAATATTTTCTGCTTTGTAACCTCCGATGTCGGATTTCATCATCCCAGTAATATCATTTGGATTTTCTGTGTAATACTGTACACCTTCTACTAATGATTTGGCACAATTTCCAGTTCCAATAATTCCTACTTTAATTTTGTTCATTTTTCTTAAAATTTAATTTATAATTTTTATATTTGGTTTATTTAAAAAGTTTCAAATTAAAACCACTCATGTACTACTACACCGAGGTTTGTAATGTCATTAACTATTTTTTGACGGGATTCAACAGATTCGGATGGCATAGCTCTTTCATGAAACTCAATATAGATTTCTTTTATGCTGGTAATAGTACCATCTTCTATCATCTTTCTTAAGACTGAAAACTCAGAACCTTCAATATCCATCTTGCATATTATGTTGGAATCTTTAGGTAGCTCTGAAACAAACTTGCTAAAATCAATACTTGGAACCTGAACATGTGTCTCATAACCTGGCCAGTAAAATCCAATTCCATTAATTGAAGATGCCCATCCATCTATATCAGATTGTCCATCTGTTGGAGAACCAGTTTGACTCTTTTTATGATTTTCTTGGTTAAACAATACAAATCCATCTTCAATCCATACTGCAACATTATGTGGGGTAATATTTAAGGGTATTTTCTTTATACGTTCTTCTATTTTACATTCGGGATTTGCCTCAAATGTATGAATCTCAAATGTATCATCGATAACTCCTTTAGCCTGGAATTCGAGTAACCCTTCACATAGATGCGTTCCGCAATCTAAAAAAATGTTTTTCATAATTATTTTATTTTTAAAAAAGAGTGTTAATAGTTTTCTTTAGCACAACATTTTTTTCGGACGTCTCGAAATCATATTGGTAAAACTCTCTAGATAGGTGAACAGAACCTGGCTTTTCCATGTAGGTATCAGCAAAGTATTGTGGGTCTGCTGAGTACCAGTGAATCGGCCATTCGATTACGTTCATATTATATATTGCCGAGAGTTTGTCAACCTCTTCGTTAAATATTTCCATCAATTGAGTCCGTTCTCGTTGAGTTCCAATAAATGGAGTTCCTTTGTAGTACCCAGTTTTAGGAATTCTGCGACCTTCAAATTCGATAGGCAATAATTTTACAACCGTATTCTTTTGAATTCCTAACGATTTTAAGTGTTCAAAGTAATTTTTAACAAGTGCTTTAACAGCATCTATTGGTTTTTCTTGTCGGCATAAGTGATGACGAACATCAATGTTTCCAAAGTATGTGATTAGATGGTCAGTTCCTTCAGGAATATAAGATGCCATTCCCTCTTTCATAACTCCAAATAGGGTTTTACCATCATTTCGGCTGATATTTGCACCTGGTTGGTATACCGAAACTGAATGGGAATCACCTAGGACAAAAGTTCCGGAAGCCAATTTCAATTCAATTGTTTCGGTTTCTTTACTCCTCTTTGTAAGTGCTTCAACATTAAGAGATGCCCATAGAGGCGAACATGATTTCATTCGACTTTGTGCGAATGCTCCAACATCTGGCATTTCTCGATTCAAACAATATATTGTTCCACCAAAATCTAAAAATCTTTTAATTCTCACTGCTGGTTCGTCAGTGGCTCCACCAAATAGGTTATAAGACCCTTGAAATTCCATTGGAAGTGCTACTAACCAAACATCATATTGGTGAATATCTTCTGACTTCGTAAGTACTTCAACTTCTAATCCGAGAGACCTTAATTGATTAGCTAATAAGAAAGCCCATGCGCTTTTATGGCTGGCCTTCTTTGAACTATAAGTAGTTACAACATCATCAATTGCAATCTTCTTACCTTTTAATGAATCTAAAACTGTGTAAATGTTAACCATTGTTTTGCTTTTCGTTAATGTAGTTGTCTAATCCTTGGATATATGCAACTGCATCTAATAAGTTATCACGCTTGTGATTGTACGATTCTCTAGAGAATTTAAGTGCAACTAGTGCCATAAACATCTCGCGACCAGTAACATTAAGTCCAGTCATACCATTAAAAATCATTGCAGCTCTGTCCATACCTTCTGAGAAAGGACCATATTGTCTGTCTGCTTCTTCTGAGCGGTTATTAACTATTCCGCTTGCTTCGTCTAAAATATTCATAAGTTTCTTTTAAGTATTATATGTTATATATTGGTTTTGTTTTTTATGCACTTTAATTTGATATGTAAATATAATACTAAAAAACGACATAAAAAAATCCTGACTAAAAAAGTTATTAACAATTTTGTCAGGATTAAATTATTACGGGATCGTTTTTCGTGATTTTCTTCCCGGCGGAATAACCCTGTTTAACGTCTTCGGCTTTGATTTTCGCGAGCGTCTACTAAACTTCGACCCATCCTACTTATCACCTATTGGGGTGGTATGACGTTTGTCCATTTTTTATCCTGGTTAGACTTCCATTTGCCTGTTATACTTGATACTATCTCTGTAATACTTCTGGCTATCATAGCTGTGTGATACTTTTTGCTGTACCGATCCGCCTGGTTCCAATGTTTGCGTAGTTTATAAATTGCTTGTATGGATTGCTGTAAGGAACCAATTATTTTTATTTAAAAATTATAAATGAACCTCCTCTAGAAGAGGTTGATTCAGTTTTACCATTTGATAGAGTTACTTTAGGTACTACTTCACCACCTAAGGCTTTTGCAACTTCTTCAGCAACTGGAGTTAATTCAAAGAATACAATACTACCAGCAGAATTTGCCAATATTTTATACCCATCTCCTTCTACTACATTTGGCTTTTTAACAATCTTATTGATTGTGCCATCTATTTTTTTAGCAGTCATATTAATAATGAATGTACCACTGCGACTTTTGTAAGCTTCTGGGCTTGGGGCATTTTCTACAGGCTCCCATACATTATGGTCCGATTCATTTACGAACTGTTCAAATAATTTGATGTGTTTCATCTTTAAGATATATTTTTCTTTTATTATATATCTAAACAACTGGAGCGTATCTTTCACTCAAAATTGTTTTATCCATGATTTGCTGTGGAGATTCAATATCTCCTCCAAGTAAACTAGTCATAATTGCTGGAGAGAATCCTGAAACTAGGGCAGTTCCTTGAGTATCAAATGCAACTGGTACTCCTCCGTTTCGGGATTGAATATTCCAGTAAACAATTTGAGGTACTTTGTAACCTGCGTCAGCATACATTTGCTCAATCATTTGCTGAGCAGTTGGATTCCAACTAGTTGCTTTAAATCTAGTACTATAACCACCAGAAGAAACTGCTGCATTAAATTCCATATCCGATAGGATTAGGATTTTATTTGGCATTTTATCTTGCGATAGTTTATGCTTAGTGGCCTGATCTAAAATCAATTTGAAGGTCGCCTCAAGATCCGTTGACATTCCCCAATCAGAGTTTGACATCTGTGTGTAGCGATCGTTCAATGAGCCACTTAATACCTGTAACTGTGGTTTACTTGAGAAAGTAATGAATGCATCTTTGAAAGGACCCTCATTTCTTTCAGAAATATAAAGACCTAATGAGATTGCAACATCCATACATGTTACAGATTTACTACCGCCTGCTGGGCAAGACATAGAACCTGAGACGTCAACCACTGGTAAAATCATATCGTTTGCACCTTCCATATAGTTTGGAAGAGCTTTCCATTGTTCATTAGCTACACTTGAGTTTCCATAGTTTAGAGACTTAGTCACATCGTATGGGTAAACTGCACCTGCATTAATTTTAGCCTCACCTTTTACAAGAGAAGCAATATAGGCTGAATAACTTTCGTATGCGTTTTTACCAAATGCTTTTTGGTATCTTGCTGAAGCGACAGATGGTAATTTACCGAAGTCGATAGAATTCCAGTCCTTAGCACACATTTTAGTTTCAACAACATTAGTTAAACCTACAAGAGATTTTCTGTATTGTTTTGGCGACATTCCAGTAAATTTACGTAACTTTTCAGCTACTGCACCTTTACGTGGCATCCATTTTGCACATAAACCATTTTCGTTGATTAGGGCGTCAGAGATTAGGGTCATTGCTTCTTTCTCCAAGTAAGTTCCTACAAGGACTAATAAGTCATCCCAACGACCATACTCAGGAATTAAGTGTAAATTTGGTCTAAGTACCAAATCATGGTTTTCTGCCAAATAAACTAAAATGTCCTTGAAAACTTGGCGTTCTCCAGCTCCACCTCGAACATCTCTAGCCCAAAATAAGAGTTTCATAGCACGCTTCGGATCTTCATTGAATGCTTTAGAGAAAGTAGCAATCAAACGTTGTTTGTCTTGTCCTCTCATAGCTCCAATGTTAAAGAAAAGGTCAACGCAAGCATTCAACGATGTCGAATTTGTCGCCA